AGCGGGGCCAACGCAACAAACTGATGAGCAGATTGTAGATCTAGTAGGATAAAATTTAAGAAAGGATAATTATGAAAATAGCAGACATACTGCGCAACCTAGCAGACAAATTAGACACTATTGATACTGGCAGCAGTCAAGATCAAGCAGCAGAACCAAAAGATTTTGCTCAACCTGATCAAGACACGGACGATGCAGCAGGAGTGATGATTTCACCACTACAGCAAAAGTTAGAATTGCTAAAGAAAGCGGTCAATGTACCTAGCGCATTTGATCAAGATGATAACGGGGTCCCAGACGAACTTGATGCCATTAAAAAAAATGCAGGTGTTAATCCAGTAGTAGTTCATATTGCTTCAGACAACGATCCTCTCGATTAAGGAATAAACTATGTCGTTTACACAAGACTTATTCACTAGCAGACGCAACTACAGCGACGGATCTACAAGATTAGGTCAACTAGATAGAATTTGGTATGACAAAGGCACGCATACTCTGCGCATAAGTGACGGATCAACCCCAGGCGGCCTAATCATACTAGGTGGAGGCGGTGGTAGTGGTATCATATTGGTCAAAGATGAGGGTATTATTCTAACTGCTGCTGCCAGCAGCCTAAACTTTTTAGGTGCAGGAGTCACTGCCACAGTAGGAAATCCACTCACTGGTGATGTTGATGTAACCATTCCGGGAGGTATTGCTGGAGTATCAGTTAGTGACGAAGGTTCTGTTATTGCTGCCACTGCCAACAGCATGAATTTTGTTGGCGCAGGTGTCACAGCCACAGCCGCAGGAAATGTGGTCACAGTGACTATTCCAGCAGCGGCAGCAGCCAGCAATACCATCGCAGTCCAAGACGAAGGCTCAACCGTAAGTACTGCCGCTTCTACCTTGAATTTTGTTGGCACAGGAGTCACTGCCGCGAGTAATGGTACTGTAACAGTTCCAGGCATAGAAATTAGGGATGAAGGTTCTGTGTTGACCACTCATCCAAAAATGATTGATTTTGTGGGTGCTGGGGTCACTACCACAGTATCTATTACCAATGATGTCACTGTGACTATTCCAGCAGCCAGCAACACCATCGTAGTGCAAGACGAAGGATTGGCCCTAAGTCTGCCAGTCACAGCAATCAATTTTATTGGCGACACAGTGTCTGCGGTGTATAATAATGGTGTGGCTGATGTCACAGTCACTGGTCCTGTTCAACAGTTGGGCACATGGACCCCTCAGTTAAAAACCAACACAGGTACAGGTGTTTTTACCTATACCAAACAGGAAGGCCGTTATGTCAAAACTGGCAGGCATGTGACCTGCTATTTTACCATACAGGTTAGTGCGCATACTATCACAACACCTTCATCAATACAGTTAATTGGTCTGCCATTTACCTCCTGGAACACAACTGTTGTGAATGAACACATAGGCAATCTTGTATTGGATTATTTTGAGTTTGGTCTTACACCCACACATGTGTCTGGTAAGGTCCTAGGTGGCACCGCCAAGGTGGATCTATATTGGCATGGTTTGGGTGCAGGTCATACTGCAACCATAGCACTGCTGGACGATGACAATCTCACTTTCCCAGACCAAGACTATGTCATGATCGGCACCATAACCTACATCACAGAAGATCCAACTCCACCACCTGATGAAGAAGATCCAAGATAATGGAAAAACACAATGGCAGCTAACGGAATATCAACACTGACAATACCAACGGGGATAACAGCAACTAGTTTTACTCAAGCCAGCAGTTATCTAGTGGCAGTGGGCACGTTCAACTATGACGCATACGGTGCTGGATTTGCTATTAGAAAAGACAGCGGCGCAATAGATGCTTACATGGCACAGGTAATTGCCCTAGGTGCTGGTGCTAGAAACTGGACATTTGTACCTGCAAACGGACAGCCTAGTTTTACAAGATCAATGAGTCAACCTGATGGCACTAATGAATCCAATGATCCTAGTGAGTCTGGTGTTGACATTTGGAACGTTACCACTGCCGCCGGCAATTTAAGCGGTACTGGTGATGGTCAAATTAATATAGCGTTGATCCCTAACGGTACATCATTTACAATATATGCGACTGAGTTAGGTGGTGGTGGCGGAGCAGACAAAGAGGCTAGACAGTTGGCCAAACTAGACATTGCAGAAGCCAAGCGCCAAGGTAAGGTAGTTGCTACAGACGGCACAATTACAGGTAGTATAGACCCTACCAAACCTTATTATCGTACCAACAACCAATACGACATTGCACAGTTACCAACACAGTACGACGGCGGCGACATTGTTGATAATCCCAACACCGGCGGATTTTTACAAGGACGTCCTTGGAGTCCGGATACTATCATTACTGTTATTGAAGAAGGATTGGTATTAAATCTAGATGCTCGCAATTTAAACAGTTGGTCAAGAGCACCTGGTGAGACTACTTGGTATGACCTAACCAGCAACAACAACGATGCTACGGTATATGGTGGCATTGCCTATGGTGAGGCTCTAGGTGGAGCATTGGCATTTGGCGGTTCGGATGCAGAATATGCTCAATGCCCACCAGGCGTTTACTTTACCAGTGCTGGCTATACAATTCAAAGTTGGGTTTATGTTATTAGCGTACCTAACTGGAACCGTATTATAGACTTTGGCAGTGACGCAGGCTCGGACAATGTGTTGTTGTCTTCCACATTAGGCACAAATGGTATGCCTGCGTTGTGGGTTGGCCCAAGTGGAGATACTGTTCAATCTACAGTTGAACTACAGGCCAACACTGGCTGGCATCATGTATGTGCTACATGGAATCCTACAGGAACAGTGGGCAAGATATTCATAGACGGAGTGCTGACAGGAACAGGCTCTGTGTCAGCACCGGCAGTTGGCACTAGAGCCAATTGTTATATTGGCAAATCAAACTGGGGCAATCCTCCAGACCCTAACTTTAACGGCGGCATGGGAGCCATACAGATTTATAGTAGAGCATTAAGTGATGCTGAAATACTGTCAAACTATAATACAACCAAATCCTATTACGGACTATAAAGAGAGAACGCATATGAAAATGGCAGACGTTTTAAGAAATTTAGCAGACAAACTGCACAGGCACCCTAGTTGGTGATGTATTCGCCAGCATGGTGTATAACCCAAATTAAGGTTTACAATGTATAGAAAATATATCAACATCGTAGAAGCGGCTAATAAGGGCTGTCCTATTGCCACATACGATATCGATGTCAATCTAAAGAATCGTCAGAAAGCCATTGATGAGTATCACTATGGTCCAGCTAATCCTGATGAGCCAGAATCATATTGGAAGGACGCTGCCAAGCAGTGGAACATCACAGAAAAAACTGCCAAGACCATGAAGTGTGGTAATTGTGCGGCATTTGATGTAAGTGATAAAATGTGGCAGTGTATTGAAGATGGCATCAAAGGCGACAGCAAAGAGGTTGATGCTATGGCCACAATACACAAGGCGGATTTAGGTTATTGTAACTTTCATGCCTTTAAGTGTGCTGGAAGTCGTTCGTGCACCTCGTGGATTACCGGTGGCGCTATAGATAACAAGGACAGAACAGAATGAAAATAACTGACATACTAGAAGGCAAGTTTCGCAGCCAAGATATAGAAGAGTTTGTACCACAAGATAGTGACCTAGATAATATTAAGTCAGAATATCTACCAGATTGGGAAATGTTAGATCATCGTACACTACAAGCCAAGTATGTGGCCAAGGATCATAGACACGCACTAGAGTTTGTGGGCTTTGTAAACGAGCTATCAGAAAAGATGGATCACTTTGCTGAAGTCACGCAAGATGTAGCAGAAGTCACAGTTAAAACATCAACCTTTGATGTTAAAGGTTTGACAATTTTAGATTTCAAACTGGCATTGTATGTAGATTCTTATGCAGAAAAAAATGACATAGAACAGGTACGTATGCAAGGTAACTTTGGTATGCACGAAGGCAAGAAAGATGCCTGCTACAACAAGGTCAAAAGCCGTGTTAAGGTATGGCCGTCAGCCTATGCTAGCGGACAGTTGGTACAATGTCGCAAACGTGGTGCTGCTAACTGGGGCAAGAATAAGAAAAAATGAGAGCTCACGAATTTATCACCGAAGATCTACGCAAGTGGTTCAAAGACAAGTGGGTACGTTTTGGGCCAGACGGCAAAATCCGCGGCGACTGTGCTAGAGGATCAGAAAAAGAAGGAAAACCCAAGTGTTTACCGCAGGCCAAAGCACAGGCATTGGGAAAAAAAGGCAGAGCCACAGCGGCTGCTCGAAAGCGTCGTGAAGATCCTGACGCTAATCGCAAGGGTAAGGCCAAGAATGTAAAAACCAAGTAATAGGAGCGAAGTATGAGTACAATAGAACCAGCAACGATTAACAAGTATAAGAACTTAGGATGCAGTTGTGGTTGTGGACAACACTGTGGTATTAGTTGTCTAACTGATGACTGCGATTGTACAGAATGTACCTGTGTTGAATGTCGTGAAAAACCTAGCATATTCAACTATCGCCAGAAGAAGTAATGTTTAAATTAAATCGTATTACCTTGATGCCTAACCCCATCTGTAGTCGCGCAGTGGATGACTTATCTGCTGATGACTTTCTTTATTATGACAAGGATGGGTTTGAACTTAATCTAGCCGAGCAGAAGTATTACAGTGCTATGAATTATCCTATTAACCATCCTATATTAAATCATCGCTGTTGGCAAGAACCTTGGTTTAGTCTACAAGATGAACACCCAAACCTACACTTAGATCACAGTATGTTCCTATGTCGTGCCAGTTATCAAGGGGCTGCTCGTGAGCAACTTCGAGAACTGCAATCTACTGTACCCCTAGCAGGATATCTATTAAAAACCAAACAAAAGTGGGGCTTTGATATTGCTCTAGATGATCAAGAACCTGATGGTGATATGTTTGAAGTCATACACATAGAATACGATAGTTACGACTATGATGAGTTTAGAGATACTATGATGTACATTGAGTATCGTTTCTTTATCATGGATTGGCAACTCGCAGCACAAAAAATTTGGAGCCTGCGAGACAAGTGGCAGCATCTAAAAGGATTTGAACAAAATCACTGGAAGGCAAACTATCTCATAGGATGGGACAAGGCTGAATACACTGAAAAGTCAGTATAAATAATAGCAGTTAATTTAAAAGGTTTTGAAATGAAAAAGTTTCTATTATTATTACTATTACCGTTTGCCGCATTGGCCAACTCTATAGACGATCACTGTGCTCAATTTGTTTTGAGAGGAGCCCCAGTAAGTCCTATCAAATCCAATGATCAATATATCTGCAAAGGAAATTATGCCATACACTATCGATATGATACAAAAACAGCAGAATATGTAGCTCAACATATATTATTAGAAAATATTACAGGACCAGCCAAGCGCAAGGATGATTTCCGTCCTGATCCAGCAGTGCCTAAACAACATCAAAGCCAACTTAGCGATTATGCAGGGTTTCCGTTTGATCGCGGACATTTAAGTCCAGGTGCTGACAATAATCAACATGACCAGATGATGAGTGAAAGTTTCTTCTTATCAAATATGGTCCCACAAGTACCTAATCACAATCGTGGTATTTGGAAACAATTAGAAACAGCGGTTCGCGGTTGGGTTAAAGAAGGCAAAGACATCTACGTAGTCAGTGGCACTATATATGCTCCTGGTTACGGAACTATTGGCGCTAATCGTGTGGGAGTTCCAACACATTTATGGAAGGTTATAGTTGATCGTAAAGGAGTCAAGGCTATTGCTTTTATATTCCCCAATCAACCATTACCGGTAGATGATTTACCTAAATTTGCCACAACTATCACAGAAGTTGAGCGTGCTACAGGTATTAACTTTCATCCACAACTTCCTCCAAAGTTAAAACACTTAGAAACAACTAAACCAAATTTAAATGATTGGAGTGGATTAAGATAATCATCCTTAGGACCGTTAATCGTTTGGATGATGGGCGGCTGCTGCCCTAAATTAAAGGAGTCGTGCCCAGAGATTTAAAAGTGAGCAAGAATAAAAAGGACTCCTGAGAGTCCTTTTTTAATGGTACAAATAAAAACTTATTTTGCTTTCCAAATATTATATAATACCCAGATCGCTACTAACCCAACAACACCTTCGCCGCCTAGTGTTTTGACGATGCCGGTAACGTTACCAATAACGTCAACTGCTGGTAAGAAAGGAACTGCTGCACCTTTCAATAGTACTTCTAATACGATTAAAAGAGCCAACACGCTAACTAGTGTATCAGCGATTGCACCTGCCCATTTCTTTACTAAAGCTAGTACGTCCATTATAGACCTCCCTAAATGACTAACAATTTCGTTAGCAATTTATTTAGAAAGATGCTATAATATAAGTATTCAAACGGGCGAATTTTGATTGATTTTACCATTAAGTACCCAGTTCTTGACATTTTTAAAAAGAAGTAAATACTTCATCAGGAAAGGCTTATGAAACTTAAAACAAGAAGCATATTACAAGAGCTAAATGAATTAGCAGAAGTACGTAACAAAGATCAACTCTTTGAAAGTCGTGCTACTAATATCATCAACTCAGCTATCAACCTGCTAGAAAGCATACATAAACATTATGATGCTGAGCAAGCAGATGAGCTTGAGCGCCGTTTCATCAATGCTATCAAAGGACAAGATTCAGCCAAATTTACTCGCGGGGTTCGTAAGATTGTAGAATCACGTAGAACAAACAAAAAACTAGAAGAAGACAATGACGACAAAGAATCTATTTGAAGGTGGTAATGTTTTTAAAGACGATGCAGGATCTGTACTAACAGTTCGCATTAACAAAGGAGACGTACTGCCTACGGTACAATGGCTAGAAACAGTTACCGGTCTCGAACTAACAGATTATATGTTAGGCACGACTGGTAAGAAAAAAACTTCAGGTGATCTGGATCTTGCCGTAGATGCTAACAAAGTAAACAAAGATGAGTTTGCTAAAAAACTAGCAGCCTATATTGAAAAGCAAGGTGGGGATCCTAAAGACTGGATCCGTAAGTCAGGAGTCAGTGTACACTTTAAAACTCCAATTCGTGGTGATAAGAACAACGGATATGTACAAAGCGATTTCATGTTTGGTGAACCACAATGGATGAAATGGTCAATGACAGGTGGGCGAGAAGGTAGTGAGCTACGTGGTAGCCATCGACATGTTCTGCTTGCAAGTATTGCCAAAGCACGTGGTATGAAATGGAGTTTCCAAAACGGTCTAGTAAATCGTGAAACTAATGAAGTTATCACCCGCGACCCCAACGAAATTTCTAAAAAACTTTTAGGACAAACAGCAACACCTAAAGATCTATCAGATCCAGAAGCAGTTATCGATTACATTATCAAACTACCTAACTACGAAGAACTAGTAGCAGATGCTAGAGAAACCCTAGACAAGGAAGGTGTACAATTACCTAAGGCAGGCAAAATAGAAAGTTTCGTTTCAGGTAGTGGTGCTTGGTTCCGTAAAATGATTGAAGTGGTTAAATGAGAGCATTTGAATTTTTAACTGAAGCATGGAGCAAGAAATACAAAAGCTCTATCAACTGTGCTAATCCTAAAGGATTCAGTCAGAAGGCTCACTGTGCTGGTCGTAAGAAAAACGAAAGTGTCAACGAAGTAGAAACACCAGCGCCTAAGAAAGTTGGACGTGAGTTCAATCATTTAGAAGATCTAGTGTTCACAGAACCCAAAGGTGCATTAAGAGCTGTACAGATATTAAAAAGTCTAGCACAAGATGCCAAAGACGTTAGTATCAAGTGGGATGGCAATCCTACAGTATATTGGGGACGTGATGAAGATGGTACATTCCGCCTAGTTGGTAAAAACAATTGGGGTCGTGAAGAAGGTAAAAGTTCAAACCCGCAGGAGTTAGCACAGTTTATTAACAGTCGTGGCAAGGGCGAAGATTGGCGTGCCAAGTTCGCAGGTGACATGGCAGCACTATGGCCCGTCTTTGAAAAGGCAACACCGCCAAACTTTGTAGGGTATGTATACGGCGATATACTATTTCATCCTGGGAAGCCATATCAAGGTGCAGACGGCAAGATGAGTTTTACTCCTAATCAAACTACCTACAGTGTTAGAGGTAGTAGTGCTGTAGGCCTTGCTATTTCCAAAGCTAAAGTGGCTGTAGCAGCACATAAGAAGTTTGATTATTTTGGTGACAAGGCTGGAGAAGATTTCACAGATATTAAAACGTTTGCATTAAATCCAGAGCTCGTGGTATTTGCTCAAACATATACTAGCCATCAACCGGCAGTAAATGCTGACAACATCAATGTTATAGCTAAAGAAGCAAATAAGAGTGTAGGGGGTATTGATAAACTATTAACACCGCAGGTTGGACTCAGTGATCTACAAACAATCATATACACATTTGTAAACACACAGGCCAAGGCCAAAGCATTAGACAAACTAGATTCTACAGTATTTTTCAATTGGTTAACTACCAGCAAAGTCAGTGCTCCTAAACAACAAAAAATTATAGATTTATCAACAAGTGTGCCAGGCGCATTAGACAGCCTGTTCTTCCTAGTTCGTGAAATCATGAAAGCTAAAAATGAAGTTATAGCAGAACTAGATCAAGCGGAAGGGGATATTGTAGCTAATACGGGCGGCAAACCAGGTGGTGAGGGCTATGTCAAGACCCGAGATAGTGTTAAGCTAGTACCACGCGATCGCTGGACTCCATTTAGAGCCGATTAAACGGCTATATCACACAGTTTTTTCCAAAAAGACTAAATATTATGCCGGTCCCGGAGCGGGATCATTGATATAAGGAGAATTTAATCATGGCAAATTTAATTGCAGCAGTAGTAGGTAGTACAACATTTGGCGCAAATTACGAAATAGCAAAATCAGGTAACGGTCTAGGCGGAAAAACACACATCCTTACAGTTGGTGTAGGTGGTGGTGCAATCAGTGCAACGCAATTACTTGGCATTGTTAAAGGTATTAAACAAGGTGCTTCTTTAGTAACAGGTGCTCTAAAAACAGACGCTTTCACAGTAACTGGTATTGGTGCTTTCACAGCAGCTTCTTCAACATCGGTTGTTATCTCTGTTCAAGGTACAGGTACACCAAGCACAACAACTGGTGACTACTTCGCAGCAGCAACAGTAGCTATCACAGCAACTTTTGACCAAACTCCAGCTTAATAGCTAGTTTGTTTTCAAAGATAGGAAAACGAAAAGAGCGGATTTATTTCCGCTCTTTTTTTACCTCTATAAATAGTAGCACATTATGGCACGCTACCAAATAATCACATTAGTGGATATCACAAGATCAAATCCTAGTAGATCTGAATCAAACAAAACTAAGTTAGGGCAACAGGCTAACTTTAATAGTTTGATACAGTCTATAGGTATGAGATCAAACATTGAATGGGATTCAGATCCTAAAATGACTATAGGTCGTATACCTGATCAAGATGGTAAGGCCGCCTATTGGGTGTGGCAGTTTGAAACAGAACGCGATCAAGTGTTTGAAGCAGGGGGTAATCCAGTTAGATTATTAGTCGACGATCTACATAATGTTCCTGTGGTTGCAAATCTACTCAACAGCAAAGACATACATCCCGCAGCATTCCAAACTAAAAATGACAATGCCAACACCTGGATAACCATTATCTAGCATTTTAAATTCTCTCTCTGCTCACGTAAATACTGTATGAGCAAATTTAAAGATTTTACTAAAAAGACAATTGAAGAAATAAGAGCGTGGGCTTGGTTCGCCTCGATATTTCCTATGGTTGTTCTATCTATAGTATTTTTAATATGGTTGATTGAACCTAAACATACATTTGACATTGTTATGGTTGTAGGTGGCAGCATTATGTTTACTATGGCAGCGATTTGGTGGTGGTGGGCATTATGCGCTATCAAAACTTTGTTAGATCATTGGGATGGAACCAAAGACGGAGTTCAAGAAGCACTAAATGAAATCAAGGCAATCAAGATATTAGTAAACAACTTGTTTCGAAAGAAATCTGATAAATAATATTATCAAAGGCACATTACATCAGGCATATACAGGTCCCCAACATACACCCACTTGGAGAAAGTATTATGGCAAAGATAGTGCCAACAACAGATTTAGAAAAAACTAGCCTTGAGGCTCACGTTGACCTTTGTGCATTACGCTATGGTCAGTTAGATGAGCGCCTAACAGGTCTAGAAGAAAAAGTAGAAGCAATCCATACCGACATTATTGAAGGTCAAAAGAGCCTAAGTAAAGTAATTATTACAACAGCAGGTACAGTATTAGTTGGTGTAATTTCGATAGTGGTTACACTCTTGATGAAGATGGGCTAAAAGAATATATTGTAAATAAAGGACCAATAAGGTCCTTTTTTTATGTCTGATATATCTAGACGCTTAGAACAGTTCTTATCTACAGCGCAACGAAAAGAATCACAGAAAGATTTACTGCCAATCAAAACAGCAGATGGAATTCTTGTTGGCGATGTATTAATAGTCAGCGATGAAAATATCAAGAATTTATATCAAAAAGGTACACCGGTATACGAGGGGTTATTTTTAAATGCTGTAACTATCAAACTAGCTAATCTATTGGCTAAACGTGATGATCCTATAAAAATCAAACAGTTATACGAAGCAGACCAAGAGTACGGCAAATGGTTTACAGATAGCCAATTATTACGCACCCGATATCAAAAAGCCATAGACAGCCAGGATTATGACCGAGCAGATATACTATTTGCTAGATACTGTGAGAGCAGAGATCGTGCCCTTGCAGCTAAAAATAACGCACAAGGTTTGGCTAGCCTTTGAATAAATATAAGATAATATTCTGGATCCATTTAATATGAAAACACAAGATTTATTTGCTATTAATAGAACAGCTAAAAAACTAAATGAGACTATTGAAAAGACATTTGGTAAAAAGCTAAATCTAGAGGCATTTGATCTAACACAGTTAGAAGATGCTCGTAATAAACTTCGCACACAAGTGCACCAAGCACGTGTTGAAGCTGGGTTTAACGAAAACTTAGAAAACGAAGCATTAACTCAAGCACAATGGATGCTAGATGCTATCAATGCTGAATTAGAAGAAAGACAAGAATTAATCGCAGATGCACACACGGCAGAAATTGAAGTGGATGATACTAATGAAGGATTTGGATCATTAGAAGAAGAAGTTATTAAACTTCTAAAAAGATTTGAAGAAAATGCTATGGAAATTGGAGCATACGGTGATCCAGATGTTAACAAAATTATAGCACTATTACAGCAAGGTGATGCTGAAGAAGCAGTAGAAGCTGTATGGTACTCATACTCAGATCAAGACGGTGGTGAAGTTCCACAGATAGAACCCTATATTGAAGATCTAAAAGCAGAGTTTGAAGTTCTTGCTCAAGGCGGCGATGCGGACACTGAACCAGATGATGCTACAGATGATGGCGAGGCATTAGCTTCTGCAGGTCACGGTAGTGATGAAGACTATGGTACATTTCCAGAAAGTGCACCACCCACAGCCAAAGGTGAGCGCATGGTAAAACACATCAAAGCAGGTTATTCTAAAGATGGTGAACTAACAGATAAAGAAAAAAGCACTGCCTACGCAACAGCGTGGAAACAACACAACAAAGATAAAAACGAGTCAATCGAAGGAGATAACATGACTAACTTAAAAGAAGGCGAAGTACAACAAGCCAGCGCAATTGTATCAGCAAAAACAATGGTAGACAGAGTAGGCCGCTGGATTGAAGACCTTTCAGGAATGGAAAATGATACACTCCTTACATTAGGTGACAGCATCCGTGATGAAATGAGCCAAGAATTAGCTAAACAATTCATCAGTCAAGCTGCTCCAGCATTACAACAAGCTATTGAAATACTAAAACAAACACGTGATACTCTAGCATCAAGTGTACGTGTTTTAACAGGTGAAGAGCAAGGTGCTGAGATGATCGGTGCAGAACCAACAGACGCAGGCGCAGATATGGAAGCACCAGCAGAACCAGATGCGTTAAACGCAGCTCCAGAGGGTGATGTAGGAGCAGTAGCACCAGAAGACGAATTTGCAGCAGCAGAACCAGCAGCAGGTGGATTAGGTGATGCAGGTCGTGCTAAACGTGAAAGCATTGAGCGTAGCAACAGCTTGTTAAGAGTGTTGGCAGGCTAATGAAATTATCTAACATTGTTTCAGAAACAGAGTTCACCAGGCTAGCGGAGTTAGATGCTCCTATGCTTGGTGCTACTCCAACACCGGGTGCTACTACATTGGCTCCAGGACAATCAATGCAAGCTGACCCACAAGCCCAAGCTAAGATGGTGGCTCAACAGGCTCTTGATCGTCAGAATCGTAAAAAACAAATCCAAGATCAAATCAAACAAACTCAAGAGCAATTAGCAGATTTACAAAAACAATTAGCATCGGTAGCATAATGAGATTTTATGAATTTTCAGACAGTGAATCAACTGATAAACTAATAATAGTACTTAAAAACTATATTGGCCGCGCTGCGAGTAAAAAATCCCCAGCGAAGTTAAATTGGAACGGATTAAATCAAGTTTTAAAATCTAGTGGCGCTGAAGTAACAGCAGACTACGAAACGTTTAAGGCCATATACGATTCTAATCCGGTAATACAATCTATTGTTAAAGATTTTAATGCCGATGGTGTTGAACTTAAAGTTCCAGGCGCACCAGATAGCGAAGAACCTACACAAGACAGTGAAACTAGCCAAGACAAAGTAGATCAAACAGCAGCTTCAGCGGCATCTGCTCAGGTTGCCCAAAGTCAAC